CCGATACAAAACCCTTCTCCATGTCCAGAGTCTACAATAAACTCTGTTGCTTGGAACTTACTCTTACTATAATGTGCATCATAGGTAGAGTCAATATATTTTTTTATTTCTTTTAGAGTTTTATCCTCATCAAATTTATACATAATTATTCACCTGTTCATTATATTATTAAAAATTATTTTTTTTCAGATTCGTATATCCTTTTCTCTCTTTCACTCATATATTTTAATATTTCTTCTTTTGTATCATATACATTAAAGTTACAAGATAAAGTTCTTCTTTCACCTTCACCAAAAAAAGGCATTACTTGATGGTTTAGCCAATGTGGAAATATAATTAATTTGCCAACAATAGGCAATACATATTCTTGTTCTTGGTGTTTTAATTCATACAATTCTTTTCGAGTATTTTGCCCCCAAATTAATTGTGTCCAACCATCACATTGACCACTAGCATTATTTAATTCAACCATTTGGCCTGTATTTTCTTTTTCTTCAATAGACTTTGGAACTTTTAAATAGAGTATACAAGAAAGTCCAGCCCTAGTATTAACACCATGACTATGAAATGGATTATAATCGCCTGCATAACTATGAACAGTCCAACATTGAAATGCTTCTGCTTTTGATTGTCTATCATGTGCTTTTTGTAAATAAGTTGTTCCACACATTTCCATAAATTTTTGAAACTCTTTTCCAAATTCAGTATCAAATGGAAAATCTAATTGTGCAGATTTCTTATCTTGATTTATTTGTCCAACGAGTCCATCAGCAAAACTTTTATTATTTGGAATAATCACATTATCAATATGGTCATTTATTGCATTAATATACCCCATTGGAATATTTACATGGAGAAGTTTTAATGCTGGAATTGTATGAATTCTCATATGAATATTTTCACCATGACCTACAAATTCTTTATTAATAGGAATAGTGTTATCAGCAGAAGATTGTTTTTTTTCTTTTAACGAATCTGCGATATCTTTCAATGCCATATTATTATTC